TAGCTATCTGTACAGGCTGTCCGTTAACACTACCCATCCAGTATCCCCACTTACGGCAGGTATCTTCAGTCAGGTTTCTTCGGGCTATTGCTTGAGGTGATCCAGTTACAAACTCTCTCGGTGTTGGTTCGCTCACTCGTTCTCCTCCTCCAGCGTGACTGTTACAGCTGAAACAATGCCAGCTTCCGTCGTCGTTAGTGGCTCTTGCATCACTTGATCCGCACTTAGGGCAGGGTTGGTGTGTGTTGGTGAAAGCCATGATTTCGGTATTTGTTTATTTGCATATATTATGTTTTTCTTTTCGCACCAACGAGCGTATGTGGTGTTGCTTCCTTTCCGAATCTTATTGTAAGCATTCATAAATACGAGACGGATGTCTAGGTGTGGATGTTGTTCTCGTACTAGTAAATGCTTCGTTCGATCCTCCACCGTCCACACACCTTTAGCTTCAATGATGATGCCGTTAGGTAGTATGAAGTCGGGAGTGTAAGTAGCTATCTTCTGATACTCTAACTTGATTGTTTCGTACTCAAAGGCAACACCACTACGCTGTAGCTGGTTAGCTAAGGTTTGTTCGAATCCAGAGCGGTACTTAGAAGTTGGCGATGACCTCTTCTTCCGTTTCTTCCGCATCGAATCCACCCTCTAAGTTTTCACCGCCATTAACAAATCCTTCTTCTTCAGTAGTGAATCCAAATGCAGATGCTGCGATGCTGGATACTCCACCTTCTCCCAATTGTAGGACTTGTACTGCTTGCAGATCAAAGGTAACTCCGAAACCCATTGATGCTGTGTACCAAAACCTCGGACGGAAAGCTACATTTACTGTACTACCACCCCAGACTTTTACTTCCGGATCAAGATGTTTACCTTGGGAATCGTACAGTGCAATCGACATGTGATATACTTCACCATCTTTGCGTCGTCCTCCAGCTTTGATCTTTGCTTTAATTAAGAATCCACCATCCACTTCCTCAATCGGAAACTCACGCTGTGTGATACCTTTACCAGGATTAGCTTCTTGTGTTGCTCTTAGCTCTTCCTCGTACAACGGACGAAGCTGCTGTTTGATAGCGTCTGCTTGTGCTTTATCGATGATGAGATCACAGCTGTACACACCAAACTCTGGATCAAACTTTTTGTTTGGTTCATTTAAGTGACAGTACTTAGCCACTCCTTTAGCTTTAATAATCTCGTGTTTCTTTCGTGCTTTTATACTCATTGTTTTATCTATCGGTGTTATGCAGTAACTTCTGCTTTTTTATTTCTTTTCGTCATCCAATTTACTAACTCATCTCTAAGTACATGCATCTCAGAGTTCTTAGCTGGACCACGCAATAACGGAAAATCAGGCTCATTCATCCATTCCCTAACTGACTTGACATTTTTATTTGTCAATGCAGCTACTTCAAAACTATTAAGCATGAATGGTGGATTTAACCTCACTTGTTTTTTCTGTTCTTCTGTTAGTGTTTTACTTTTTCTACTCACATTTCATTTAGTATTTGGTTGTTAAGACAACAGATACTTCATACGCTTTACTGCGGAGACATCTAAGTCTCCAAGCTCCGGCACGGATGGAAGTTCTGCGGTCGGGTTGTTGTTGATTTGCTCCATTCGGAACTCAGTCAGGAGATCAACAGAAAATGTCTTTGCATATGTTTCTCGTACAATTGTATTCATTCTTCGTACATTACAAGCGTGGGTCACAAAGCAGTCATGTATAGTAGCCAAGTCAAAGTCAACCTCATTAGCAACTTGATGTACGATGCAAGCGTCTAAGCTGTGGATAAAGTTAGCAGTCACTGCGTTGCCGTGGTGCTTGGTATCTACCTCATCCGTCTCAGTGTGAGTGCGTACATATACAGTAGTGTTATCAAATACAGATTCTAAATCTACCTTCTTGTACTTACGGAATTTCTGTTTAACTTTAAATCCTGTAGGTGTAGTCCAAGTAATACCGTTTTCGTTAGGTAAGCATTTGATAGTATCTCGTAAATACCTCATCCCTTTCTTCACTGGTTCACACACTTCATCAGCTATCGTGTTAATGATATTACTGATCCATATAACAGCAGTTAACATCTCGCCTGTACTACTCCACGGATGATTAACTCCTATACTTTTAAATAAATCCTGTACCAAGTTATAACTAGTAGCTCCGTACGGGCGGTTCATCACTGCCATCTTAGCTATCTTTCTTTTGATACCGTACTGCATCCAAGTCTTAGCTATAACACCACCATCTTTTACTAGCTCATTGTGTATACGATCTGCTACATATTGATACATATCATTAGCTTTGTCTTCTTCTACCAGGTTACACATCCGTCCCGTGTCTTTGTCTCGTAATAACAAACTCAGTATCTGCATACCATTATTACTACAGTCCTGACGAACAGGTAGATAGCTAACATATCCGTACCCTTCCTCCGTAAACTTCTTAAACTCTAAACAGAAGCGTAAGAAACAGAACGGATCACTAGCATCTGTCCACCAATCAGTACCGTGTGGATCATTCGCTGCTTCAAGGATAAACTTCTGTCTCTTACCTACCCACTCAATACGTTCATCCCGTGTACCTTTTACTCCCCACATGTTCGCACCGTGGACAAATATCGACATAACATCCTCCTCATCCACTACTTGCTGACCATTCTTAAAGTCTAACAAACTCTTAGCTAAATCGGAACCTTGTGGATGTAAGTAGTACGGAATAGCGTACACTCTACCCCTGTAATCACAACGATACGGAAAGTATAACTTGTCCCACTTACTGTACATCTTAGCTAAGTGTAAAACACGACAAGCTTGGTATCTTTTAGAGCTGTTACTAGCGTTGGTCTGTTTAATATCTTTTTGTTTTAACTTCCAAACACTCAACTCCTGTTCATCGCCACCTGTATAGTATGGTTGCTCTGGTATCTCTCCAAAGTTAGGAATGTTTCCTACTACTCTCTCATTCTCCCAACACTTCAATGTAATATCTAACATATCCGTATTGATCTGCCACTCCACCTTCTGAAGTTTATTAACAGCAGACATGACATGGTCGTAGTTATTCCCTTCAAACCACTCAACAGGTTTCCCCGTGAAGAAAGTCTGTGGAGGCAGTTGTTCTATATCGTATCCACCACCCATCAATCCGTGCCACTCAACAGGTCGGTCAGGTAATGCCATCTTAAATACTTGCCCCGCCTCCTTCCACTTATCAAAGCGATGTATCCAATCTTTAAACTCAGTAGTAGGTAATACAAAGCGTTCAGGCATCTTACTGCTCACACTATCACGCATACCCACTTTGAACAGACCAGTTTGCTGGCGTATCTCCTCCAACAACCACAATCCTAAACCAACCTTAGCCTTGTGATGCCACAATTCAAAACGGACATCTTCATACTTATAAAACTGCTTGATCTTACTCTGTTTCTTACGGTCAGGTATAGCTAACAAGTCTTGTTTGTTAAGACTCAGGTTCTCCAATGCATACTTCCACCGAGCTTCATTCTCAAATGCTTTTCCAATCCTGTACCCCATCTTACCAATCGCTAAGTGGTTGTCTAAGTTGTTGAGGAAGGTACGCAAAGCAATAACAGCAATCTCATACGGACACATATCCATGACAAAGGTCAGGTAAAGTGGTGTCGTGTATCCTGGACCGGAGAACTGATCGATGATGTGCTTGACACGGTCACCTAACTTCGGGCACATACTCTGCAACATACGCTTACACGATGCTGTGTGACTACTCTCCCCCTCCTGCCTCAGCTTGGCTTGTCGGTTACGGTACTGCGTCCGTCCCCACTCCCTCATCTTAGCTACATGCCCACTCATAGATTCTCAAACCAATCAAAGTTACCTTTTGGCTTCATCCTTGGACGGTTAGAACGAATAGCAATCAAGCGTCCGTCCTCTGTCCTTTTGTATGTCCCGTCCTTATTCCGTTCGAACCCGTAAATCTCAGTCATCATCCAAAACTGTTGGAAGCCATCGTTGATAGCCTTATGATCTATGGAACTGTAATCCAGATCGTGTCTAGCTATGCCTTGGACGATATGATTCTCAGGGTACATCTCGGTTAAGTAAATCGGTTCGTATTATATCTGCTTCAGCTTCCCAAAAAATTCCGCTGTCCTTTTTCTCTTGGGTCTTCGTATCCTTCCCACCTGAGCCAGTGCTCAATAGCTTCTTCATCACCTTCAAATTCTTCAATCTCTTTAAGTAGCCACTCTCTTTCTTTTTCTTCATCGTATAAATCATCGTATGGGTTATTGCTGTTAAGCCAGCCGTCGTAATTGTATCCTCTCATACCGTTATGGTTTTGTAGTTGTTCATTAAGATTGTCAATAAAACATACCACGGAATCTTATCGGATTTACTTCGGTTTTCTTCAGCCCAAAGTGGTTGTAAGTTCTGCCAGTTAAAACATACCTTTTGGTGGCTCGGTTTAGTCATGTCAAAGAATGCACACGGAATAATGTGATCGATATGCCACTCTCCGTAGTTATCCCAAGACATTCCTTCTGTAAACTGAGACTCAAGGTGTGCTTTAATTTGTAACGGACTAGCACCAAATAACTCGATACTTTTAGCAGACTTGTTACCATCTTTAATAGCGTTGTTAAGACGGCTCCGTAAAGCTCGGTCAATTCTGATGTGGTCTTGTTGGTTGTAAGCCTGTGTCTTGCCGTTCTCTTTACGCTTAAGCCTTTGCTTCCTGTTAATCTCAGCAATAACACCTGGATTAGCTTTGTTGTACAACTTCTTGTACGCTTGCTCTTTTCCTTCAGCCCGTCTCTTAGCTTTGGACTTTCGGTTAGTCTCTTTGATTCTTTCAGGATGCTGTGCAATATACTTCCTTCTTTTATCTCGGTAATACTCAGGGTTTAACAGCTTATGCTTTCGATTCTTTTCTATTAGTTTCTGTAAGCTTGCGTAACTACCCCACTGCTCTGGATTCTTGCGTCCGTTTCGGTAAGTTATGAAGAACAATCCGGTTATGTGTGGATGCTTGTCGCCTCGTCTGCGGTCAGGTAATCCTGTTTGAACCAACGCTAAGTTTATCTTTCCTTTGTTAGCACCACTTTGATAGATGTATTTCTTCGGTACACTCATTCTTCTAATCGTTTGGTTTCGTCCTCAAGTAGCTGTTGCAAGGACAGGTAAAGTGGAAAGTATTTGTGGTTGGGATCAAGCTCCCCGTCAAACTCATTCCACATAATATGGTACATTAATTCTTCAATCATGTCGCTCGGTTGTAATAAGGTTTCTTTCATAGCATATCATAACACCAGGCAAAGAGTATCAATCCACAGATCAGGAAACAGCCAAAGCCTAGCATTGTCATCATTTTATTGGGTTGTCGGTTGTTTGTCGGATCATTCCTTCAATCGTTGAAGATCGGTTAATCAGTTCCGCTTGCAGCTCCTCCAGCCTGTCACGGACAGTTAAATTATCCGGAAGCTTTTCACGGACGGACAGGTAATGATGGATCAAAGCCCGGATGTGGTCGTTATCAAGGTCGTTCATGTCTAGGAAATCTGGGTCGGTTAGGTTGTTACTGGTCATTTATTAAGCATTGTGGGCAGGTATCTTGTGCCTCCATTTTTGGAGAAGTCAACCCACAAGTATCACACGGAATTTTTTCACAAGTTGATCGGTTATTTTGTGAAATTTTATTAAGCTCCTTGATAACACTCTTTGCTTGTTCTATGAAGTGTTCCTTTGATTCTGCTGTGCCTTGATACTCAGGATGCTGACGGCAAGCCCATATAAGCTGTGGACAGGTAAGGTATCGCTCGCTATCTATTCGATAGAAGAAAGCAACCTTTCGTCCGTTATGATCGGTTAGGTAGATGGTGACACTCATTCTTGAATGAAAGGTAAATAGGATTTAATACAAACATAAGTCCACTCAGTTGAGCCGTCTTCATACTCAACAAAATACTTAGTTGTAAAGCCGTAGTGATGTTCAGTTACATTTTTAATTTGTTTATTCATGTGGTCATGTAAGGTTGGTAACTAAATCGGATGTAATGTCGCTATGGTATTCCATGCAAACAAGTTCAAGATCATCCACGGATAACTTTGCAAGTTTGTCGTATACTTTCTGTGGACAATCCGTCCAAGTATCCTTGGAAATCATCCATCCAAGTTCAAGTAAGTAAGGAATAAGGTTTTTATGTTCTATGTAAGTATTCATTTTGTAAGGTCAGGTAAGGATTAAGAAGTAAAGTAGATCAAAGCGAATAGCCAAAAGGAGCCAAAGATTGCGTTGATGATTAAGAGATCTAAGAGTTTTTGTTTCATGAGAACATCTCCCCGTTTTGTGCTAAAATTTCAGCGTGGTATTCTTCAGCCAAGTTTTGTGCTACTAAGTCCCTGACAAGTTTAGTAAATGAATATCCAAACTGCTCCTTGTAATCATTAGAAGCTAACAAGCAAACAGCATAATAAGTTTTAGGAGCTTTAGTCATGTCAAAGGTATTCTTTTTGATCTTGCGTTGAAAGCTCTTTGCAATCGGAACAAGAAAGCGTTCGTAATAAGTGCTAGTGTTTTCAATCCATAACTGAAGCTCTCTGACTTCATGGCGTACTGATTCGATAGTTTCTTTATTCATTAGTAGTAGTAGTTATAACAAAGCGGAATTGCCTTGCTGATCTCACCTATTGAACGAATTTGAATCGCTTGTCAACACAATCTAAAAAAAGTTATTCACAATTTGATAGGGCAGAAAGTAATTGCTAATTGATACTGAGACTCAATCTCAATCTTTCAATCGTTTCAATTTAAAATGAAAAAAGAACTTTGAAGAAGAAAAACAAATACAAGACCAATCGCAAGAAGATTGCATTAAGGCGACTAACAAAAGCCATAGACTGATGACGCAAAACGCTAACAATCTCTGTTGATTTGCGAAAATAATTGATGCAGTTTTATTATGTTTTTACAACATCACAGCTTAGACTTTCATAAGTTACTGATTATCAACATAGTCACTATTCGCATAATAAACATTATGTCTAATTAGTATAACAATATCCCCCTCCCCTATAAAATACTTACGGGTATGCGGGGGTAATTAACGCACGCGTATATAGCGTAAGTGTCTCGCATTTTTTCACCAAATCTTTTTGGTAATGCTCATCATAAGCCTCTCAGATTTTTCTACCAAAACCTTTTGAAGCACCTATTTTTGCTTGTTATCTAAGGCATCTACATACTCTTCTATACCAGCTGTTATAGCTATGCTTATATAGTCTTCATCGGATGCTACCTCTTTGCCCCATTTAACAAGCATTTTATGGGTTTCATCTTCCATCTCCAGGTTCATCTTGGTAAACATCTCATCTTCTGTTGAGACGATCCGTATGATCGGAAGGTCAAGGGCTTCGTCAGAACTGTGGGTCAAAGGTGTCGGTGTCTTCTTCATCTAGTATTTCCTCATCGGGTGTAAAGATAACATCATCTGTTTCAGTTAGTACAGACAGCTTAGCAAAGTCTAAACACCCAGCTATTGTGTAGTCGTTAAGATCGTACTCTCTTTTAAAGCGGTATATGAGCTTTGCCAGTTCGTACTGGAAGGTGTCTGTTTGGTCATCTATATGCATGTGTTATAAGTATACTCTGTTTCGAGATGTTTTGGTAGCTTTTTCTCACACCCTGCTGTACCCCTGTTAGATACTGATGTTTTAACTTTTATGCTTTACACGCTTCCTTCGGCTGTTACTTTGTATAATAATGAGATTTAGATATGTACTTTAGAGTTCGTTTTAAACGATCCTCAATGTATTAATCAAAGGAAAGTATACAAGCAATTACTTTAGAGTAGTATAGCTGCTATTGCTTTTATAGCTTCTTTTCCGTTAACACTACAAAGACTAAACCAAAGTTAGCTTCAGCTACCTCATATCAGTTCAGCGTTGTTGAACAGCTCATACATCCGTTCTTTCGCTGTTACTTTAACAAAGAGACTGATACTAACACTTTAACTTAGGTTTTTAAGGATAATTGTGTTTATAAATAAACCATGTAAATTAAAAGTCTAACTTCAGATTTTCAAGGTATAGCTACTATACTTAGTGTATTTAAACTAACTACAACAGCACCTATATATATCTACTAAAGAGAGCTATTGGTGAACGAAGTGAGCAATAGCGATGAGAACGAAGTGAACAAGGTTTGTTATAGAAGCTATATCCAAGTTACAGAAACTTTGTTATTCCTTTTATGAAAGCTATCAGTAAACTTTGTTAACTCTTCCTGTAGCAGCTCCTGTTTTCTTTCTAACATGTTTCTATCAGCTGAAGCAGCCATCTGTTCTGTCCAATAAGCAACAGCAATAGCTAAAGCGTCTAATCTATCATCGTGTGTTATACTACCTCTTTCTTTTGTTATACGAGATAGTTGATGAAACAGTTGGTAATAAGCTTGTTTTTCTATAGGGTAGCTAAGAGCAGACTGATAGTCATGCTTAATAACTTTAGGATCAACAATAAGTCTATGAGCGTTAAGCACTGGTTCTAAAGTATCTATGATCCGTAGCTCCTTTTGCTTAGAGTGTCGTACCTCCTCTATTGTTACAGGGTATGTTGTTCTAAACAAAGGTTTAATAAGTTCAGTAAAGATACCGTCACCAAAGTTACTTTCTACTACGATCTTGTTAACTTTGTTTCGTTTAGCTATATCAACAAGTTCCTTTAGTGTTTGTTCGCTGTACCCGCCTTTAAGACCTCCTGCTTCCGGTACATACAGATAACCATTCAACATACACACAACAGCGTAACCAGTCTCGTCTCCACCTCTACCGGATGGGTCAATACTCATAACACTACCTGTGTACGGTATTAAGTCACCCGTTGTACTGCTAGGTCTTTTATAGCGATCTCCATTGAATCCTACATTAGGTAGAGATAGATCAGCGTTAGCTATATCAGAAGACCAAATAACTTTCTCGTAAGCAACCTCCACATCGACATCCATAACTATTAAGTCGTTTATCTTTAGTGGGTATCTATCTTGGTCGCTAAGTCTAGGATTCAGTAAGAACTGTAGAGAGTAACCGCTGCGACCGTAGGATAGCTTCCTTTCCTCTAAATCTAAATCAGTGAACCTACCAGGCTCTGTTGATGTACCTATTGTCTCTTCTGTTATGTTATTTCCGACAAAGGGCGATAAATCGTCTCCGTATATGTTAGCCACATCAGACTCCTTTGGATACTCAGAAGGCCATATAGATGCCTTGTAGCCCCTTTCTCGAAGCTTCTGGTAAACACTCTCTTCTGTCTGTGGAGTACCAAGGAATATAATCTTAGAAGTATCTAATGGTTTTATGATAGCATCTGTTTCTTTTACCTGCTCAGATAGCTTATCCCTCATACCTTGTGTAGCTGCATTGTTAGCCACCTCTATATCATCGCAAATAATAATGTCAGCACGACTACCAGTTAACTGTGATGTTATACCAAGGCTCTTAACGGAGGGTGCATGAGAAGCTCCGGCTGGACCAACATCAAACGATAGTTTACTAAACCTTTGATTCTCGTTAGGTTTTAAATGTTGTAACACAGGCATCTCCTGTATCAGTCGTAGCACGAATGTACTGAAGTCGTCTGCCCGGTTTTTAGATGCAGACACAACAAGAATGTTTTTAGAAGGATCAAGTAACAACTCCCACACTACATAAGCTGATGTAATCCAACTCTTCCCGCACCCACGGAACGCCATCACTATACTACGCTTAGGACCGTGCTGTAGGTAGTCGCAGATAG